GGCAATACAACGCCCAAATGGGTGACTTCAATGCTAAACAAGCTGCCCAGCAGAACTTTAATCAAGGTTTAATGAGCCTTGGCGGTGCGGCAATGATGTCTGATATTCGCACCAAAGAAAATATTGTGCCAATTGGCGTATTAGATAACGGATTGACTTTATACAGCTTTGAATACAAAAATGAGTTTAAAGACCATCCGCTTGCAGGCGAGGGTTTACAAGTTGGCGTTATGGCGCAAGAAGTTGAGCAAGTTTATCCATACGCTGTTACAACCCTTAATGACGGTTATAAAGCAGTTAATTACGGACTATTACCATGATGAATCCATACGCTATGAACCCTTATATTCAACAAGGCCAACAGCAAGACATTGGCGGTTTAAGCCCTGTATTCCAAAACATTGCACAGCAACAAGCCAATCAAAATATGGCTATGCAGCAAGGCATGAACCTTACCAATCAAGCTGGAATGACTGGTCAAGGCAAACAAGCTGGCGTAGGTATGGACCCAAAAGCGATGGCTGAAATGCTACGCAAAGGTAAAGATATGGGCGCAAATGTTATGGCAAGAGCAGATATGGCTCTTAATTCACAAGCATCACCTTATTTGCAAGACCAAGTATCGCAATTAGGCAGCAGCACTTCTAACCCATTTAGCAATTACAACTTGGGTACGAATGGCTGGGGAAATTACGGAGAATAATATGGCTATTAACCCCGCTGGAACATTGCCGCCCGAACTATTTGCAGAGCAACAGCAATTAAACCGCCAACAACAAATGGCTCAGTTGCTTATGCAACAAGGGCAACAACAGCCACAAGGCCAAATGGTTAGTGGTCGTTTTGTACCAACCTCATTTTTTCAAAACATCACCCCATTAGTTCAAACTTACATGGGTTCAAGATTGGCTGAAAAGGGCGATAAAAAAGCATTAGATTTAGCTGCGGCATTGCGTACCCGTTATGCTGATGAGTTAAGCCAATATCAAAACTTAATAAATCCTAAACAAACTGAATTGGCAGGGCCTACCCCCACAGGCGCACCATTGATGACACAGAATGTTCCTGACCGCCAAGCAGCTAACCTTTTTGCCGCAACTGCGTATAACCCAGCATTGCAAGCGGTTGGCATGAAAAACTTAACGCAAGGACCAAAATGGGAAAAAGCAGAATTGCCAAATCCTGATGGCTCTATTAGAAAAGGTTGGGTTGATTACAACGCATCTAACCCGTTGGCTACATTCGTTGAAGGCGGTACAAAACCTGCATTTACTTCATTAGAGGCCGCTAGATTCCAATACGACACAGGCATGAGATTGCCTACTGGTGCGCCTGCTGGTGGCGCTATGCCTGCTGGAAATATGCTTACGGGTGGAATGCCAGTTCAAGCTGGTATGCCTACAAGCGGTATGCCTTCAGGTTCTATGCCAAACCAAGCCCCTGCTGGCGGTGGTATGAATATGTCACCTGCCGCAATGAACGAAGCCAATAAACAAGTATTCGTTGATGTTGAAAAGCGTAGACGAGAAAACCTTGAAAAGTCACCACAAGTAATTGCAACCATTACCGATACTTTGCGAAATGTTGAAGATTTGATTGGTGATGCCCGTGTTATTAAAGATGCAAGGGGCAAGGAAAAGATTGATTACACCGTTACCCAAGACGGTAAACAGGTGCAAGGCCGTAAGCCTGCTGCTGGCTTTGAAACAGCCGTTGGTTTTGGATTGCCTAGTTATTTGACGCCAGCTGGTTCAAGTGCGTCAGACTTTAAAGTACGCCTTGACCAAATCAAGGATAGAACCTTCTTGCAAGCGTTTGAAACCCTTAAAGGTTCAGGTCAAATTACCGAAAAAGAAGGCGAAAAAGCAACTTCTGCATTAAACCGCATGAGTGCCGCACAGTCTGAAATTGAATTTATTAAGGCTGCTCGTGAGTTTGAGCAAAACTTGCGTACTGGTATGGATATGGCTAAGAAAAAGGCAGGATTGCCTACAGGCGGGACAGCTAAATTGCGCTGGAATCCTAACACTAACAGCTGGGAATAAATAATGGCGCAAATTGTTGAAATTGTAGGCGTTGGCCCTGTTGAATTTCCTGATGGAATGTCAAAGGAAGCGATGGCTGCTGCATTGCAAAAGCTACCGCAAGCACAACAAAACGCACCGCAGGCCGCTCCTGCTAAACCTGAAACAGCATATGACCGTTTTTTAACTAGCTTACGCAATCCTCAAACTGGCGGGCGTGGTGGCATTGTTGGCCCAGCATTGGTAGGCGGTGCAGGTGAATTAGTTCGTGGAGTAGGCGCACTTACTCAATTTGCTTTCCCTGAAGCTGGTACACGCATCGCAGAAGTAGGCGAAGCCATGACTCAAGGTGCTAAAAGCGTTTCCCCTGTATCGGCAACGGTAGGTCAGATTGGCTCATATTTAGTACCGTTTGGTGCAGCGCAAAAAGCGGCAACCGCAGTAGGAAGCATTCCACAAGTAGCAAGAGCAACAAACATGATTCCTAGTTTTGCACGCAATGTTGGTCAGCAATCAGCCATTGGTGCTGGTACTGGCTACGCATTGACGCCTGATGCCGCTGGAAGGGGCGAATCTGCCCTTTTTGGGGCTGCTGGCGGGGCTGCTGGCGAGTTTGTAAGGCCTATTGCACAATCTACTGGCAAGCTAATGTCAGAGGCTTTAGGGCTGTCTACTGGCACGGGTTCAGATGCCGTAAAACAAGCCTTTAAGTCAGGTGCTACTGGTGACCGTCAGTTTATAGAAAATATGCGTGGAAATGTGCCTGTTACCGATATTTTGGAACAAGCACAAGGCGCAATGCAAACTCTCAAACAGAATCGCAGAGATGCGTTTCAAAAAGGGTTTGAATCTACCAAGCAAAACCAAACATTCCTAGACTTTAAGCCAATTGAATCTAAGTTTGATAACGCCATTCAAAACCTTACAATCAAAGGCGTTGGTGGTGTAAGTGCCTCAAAAGTAGGGCAAAAGACACTAGACGATGTGGCTGAAATCAAAGCCGTTGTTGATGAATGGAAAACCAAGCCTGAATTGCACACCGCAGAAGGTTTAGACGCTTTAAAGCGCAGAATTGACGATGTTTACCGTCAAGACATGAGCAACGAAGCCAAAAGCATTTTGACCCAAACACGGGGCGCAGTTAAACAAACCATTGTTAAGCAAGACAAGAATTACGCCAAAACAATGAAGGATTATGAGCAAGGCTTGGATTTAGAGCGTGAACTAGAACGAGCATTGTCTTTAGGCGATAAAGCCTCGGCTGATACTGCTATTCGTAAATTACAGTCTTTGATGCGTAACAACGCCAATACTAGCTACGCTTATCGTCAGCAATTGGCAGACATTTTGCGCCAAGAAACAGGCACAGATTTAATGCCAGCATTGGCAGGTCAATCAATGCAATCCTTTACGCCAAGAGGCGTACAAAAGCTAGTGCCAAGCCTAACAGCAGGTAGCGGTGTTGGTGCTGCTGCTGTGGGTGCTGGGCCAGCGGCTTTGATTCCATTAGCAACATTACCATTACAAAGCCCAAGGCTTGTTGGTGAAGCTACTTATGGCGTAGGCCGTGCGGCTAGACCTGTTATTGATTTAGCAAATAGTGGTACTCCCGAACAAAGAAGGCTTGTTAAACTATTGCTCATGAAGGGCGCAGAAAGAGGAACAGATAATGAGTAGAAACGGCTCGGGTACATATTCCCTACCTGCTGGGAATCCAGTAGTAACTGGCACAACCATATCAACCACATGGGCTAACAATACCCTAAATGACTTAGCTGCTGCTATGACTGATTCGGTTGCCGCAGACGGTCAAACCCCAATGACAGGCAATTTAGACCTTAATTCTAATAAAATTGTTAATTTAACCCCAGCCGCTTTTGCTGGCGAAGCAGTAGAGTACAGTCAATTAGTAGCTGCAACAAGTGTTGTAACTATTACTGGTGGCACTATTAACGGTGCAACTATTGGGGCAACAACTCCTGCAAGTGGTCGTTTTACAACTTTAGAATCTACTGGAAACACAACAGTAGGCGGTAATTTAGCTGTTACAGGAACTTCTACTTTTACTGGTTTAGGCTCATTTAACGGTACTGGCGCACTTAAGATTCCTGTGGGAACAACTGCACAGCAACCAACACCCGTAACTGGTCAAATCCGTTACAACACTTCTAATAACCAATATGAAGGTTATGGTGCTAGTGCTTGGGGTTCATTGGGTGGTGGTGCAACTGGTGGTAGCGGCAATCAAATATTTTTTGAAAACGACCAAAATGTAACTGCAAACTACACTATTACCGCTGGAAAAAATGCAATGAGCGCAGGCCCAATTACTGTTAATACAGGTGTAACTGTAACCGTGCCAACTGGTAGCGTTTGGACGATTGTTTAAAGGAAAATATTATGGCAGGTCAATTAACAATTAGCACTTTAAACAACGATACAGGCGTTCTTGCAACACAGAATGGAATGACTGGTATTGCTAAGGCATGGGTAAATTACAATGGAAATACAAACACAATATTAGGTTCTTTTAATGTTTCCAGTATTACTGTAAATACTACAGGAGATTATTCTGTAAATTTTACAACTGCAATGCCAAATGCAACTTATTCAGCAGTTTATGCACAACAAGCTGCTTTTGGTGGTTCTTACGGATTTAGTGGTGTAAGCAGCCAATCAACTTCTGCTGTAAGAATAACTAGCATGAATAATGCTGGTGGCGGTCAAAATACTTCAATAGCTAATGTAATAGTTATAAGTTCATAAGGATAAATCATGGCAGGCACACTAACAATATCTACTTTATCTGACGGAACGAACAGCACTTCCACAACTAACCCTATTTTTGGTTCAGCTAAAGCGTGGATTTCTTTTAACGGTGGCAGTACGCCAACAGTAAATGGTTCGTACAATGTTTCAAGCATTACATCCTCGGCAACTGGACTTTTTGCTATAAATTTTACAAACGCTATGCCAAATGCAAATTATGCAATTGCAGGCGTAAGTAGCGCAGGAAATGCAGATACACAAAATTTTGCAATGCAATATAGTGAATCAACAGCATCAACTGCATCACAACTTAATGTGGTTGTTAAGGCCGCAGCCGCAGGCAATACATATAGAGCATATAACAGTATTGTTGTTTTTAGTTCATAAGGAGATTTAAATGACACAAGCAATTATTTTTACAAACGATAACGGTGGCGTATCTACCTGCATTCCTACGGGCGAAATTAGCATTGAAGCTGTATTAGCTAAAGATTGCCCAGCAGGTGCAATAATTGTGGAATCTTCTGCCCTTCCAGCCGCTAATGACTTTTATGACGCATGGGAACTTATTGACGGCAAGGTAGAAGTTAATTTTGCCAAAGCCGTTGAGATTACTAAAAAGCGTTTACGAGCAGAGCGTACACCACTTTTAGCCGCACAAGATGTAGCGTTTCAACGAGCCTTAGAAGAAAGTAAAGATACTGCTGCTATCGTTGCTGAAAAACAAAGATTGCGTGATATTACTAACATTACTGCTACAACTTTAGACGAATTACGGGCTTTGAAAGCAGGGGTGTAATATGCCATTAGTTCTCAACGGTACTACAGGCGTACAAGATAACTCAGGGGCTTTGGTTTCTGGCACTGCCGTAGCTTCTACAAGCGGAACAAGCATTGACTTTACTAGCATTCCTAGCTGGGTAAAGCGAATTACAATAATGTTTAGGGGAGTAAGCACAAACGGTTCAAGTTTTGTGCAAGTTCAAATTGGAAGCGGCTCAGTAACAACATCAGGATATTTGTGTAGCTCACAAAATTTTTATGTTGATAACGGATATCAAAATATATCAGCAACTAGCGGCTTTATTTTTGGTATTGGTACTGGGGCTTCAACCCAATCAGGTTTGCTTGTAATAACTTTATTGGGTTCAAATACCTATGTAGCAAGCGGATATACAACTGCCAATGGCGCAGGGGGGGCTTCTTGTAATGGTAACTCGCCAGCGTTGTCAGGTGTTTTGGATAGAGTACGCATAACCACAGTAAACGGCACAGATACTTTTGATGCTGGCTCAATTAACATTCTATACGAGTAAATCATGGATAGAATAGAAATTGATGTAATTACTGGTGAGCGTAAAGTGGTTGAATTGACTGCCGAAGAAGTGGCGAAAGCACAAACTCAATACGCAGAATGGCTTGCAGCACAACCAACTAAAGAAGAAAAAATTGCTAAACTGCAAGAACAAATTGACGCATTAAAGGTTTAATCATGGAAGATAAAGGGCCTATTGACTTAGTTCGTTACGGTGTCTTGTGGAACAAGATTGAGAACTACGAAAACAAATTTTCATCAATGGAAAAAAAGATTGATGACATGGAATCTGACCTTAAAAAGCTAGTGCTTATGGCTGAACGGTCAAAAGGCAGCCTTTGGGCCTTAATGGGGGTTGCTTCCGTATTTGGTGGCGCTATTTCAATTCTTACTGACTTTTTCTTTATTAAAAAATGAACGAACAAATTGAATCCGCAAAAGAAGTCGCTGGTAAATCCATCGGCAAACAGGGCCTTTTCTACATCACCTTTATTGTGGTGATTGGTGTAGGTGCTTCAATCGTGCTAGAAGAAGGCAAAATGGCTGCGGTCATGGGTTTGCTTGGTGCTTCCCTAACTGCGCTAATTTCCATGCTTAATGGCGTTGCTGGGGCTACTCCAAAGCAAGAAAAGCCTGAGTTTGAGATTATGAAGCAATTGATTGAGCGCCTAGACAAGATGGCTGACCGTGACCCAATGAGCGTAGCCGTAGACGGTGATAAGGTCTTGGTCCGCAAGGGTGAAAACGAAACCGCCATCGGGAGATAATATGCTTGGATTAGATGCCATTGTTGGGGTAGGAATGAAGCTGATTGACAAGCTAATTCCTGACCCCCAAGCTAAAGCACAAGCCCAGTTAGAGCTAGCCAAACTTGCCCAAGAAGGCAAACTAGCTGAAATACAGGCTGATACCGCAGAATCCCAAGAAGTAACCAAGCGGGCGCAAGCGGATATGGCAAGCGATAGCTGGCTTTCTAAGAACATTCGCCCAATGACCCTAATTTTTATTCTTGGTGGTTATTTTGTATTTGCCATGATGTCGGCTTTTGGCAACAACGCTAACGAGAAGTATGTAGAATTGCTAGGCCAATGGGGGATGCTGGTTATGTCGTTTTACTTTGGCGGCAGAACCCTTGAAAAGATTATGGATATGAAGGCCAAAAAAGATGCTTGAAGCCCAGTTATTAGCTTTAGGCATTGAAGGCAAGTGGCTTGAACCGTTGCAAGAAACCTTTGAAAAGTACCAAATAAACACCCCCAAGCGTCAAGCCTGTTTTATCGGTCAATGTATGCACGAATCAGGCGGTTTTAAATTCCTGCGTGAGAACCTAAACTATTCGGCTAAAGCGTTGATGGCTACATGGCCCAGCCGCTTCCCTGATATGGATATTGCTGAAAAATACGAACGGCAGCCTGAAAAAATAGCCAATAAAGTGTATTCGGGCCGTATGGGTAACACCGAAGATGGTGACGGTGCTAAGTTTATCGGGCGTGGACTCATTCAATTGACGGGCAAAGATAACTACAAAGCCTTTGGCGAGGCGATTGGTGAGGACTTGGTAGCTAACCCTCAACTCGTAGAACAGCCCCGCTATGCGGCCCTTTCTGCGGGCTGGTTTTGGAATAAACGGGGTCTAAACGCTTTGGCTGATGATATGGACATTACAACTCTGACCGTAAGAATCAATGGCGGCAAAATTGGAATTGATGACCGTATCGCTAAAATCAACAAAGCCCTAGACATACTGGCTTAAAAGATTTCCCTCAAATCTACAAATTTCCACATATGCGTGGGTACATCGTAGAAATACTCCTCGTTAGCTACTGCTTTGTTTGGTACTTCAATTAACGGGCATTCTTTGATTTTGCTGGCCCTAATCCAGTAAGCGTGGGTCAGGTTGCGGGTGACTACATACATGGTAGTTCGGGGGTTTGTGAACAACTTTTCTTTACGCTGCGCAATATGAATCGTTGCGTAAGGGCAGTAATCCATACCCCAATCCCGAACTTCAACTTCACCGAACCCGATTTCCTGCCCATTCTTGCTGAAAATTAGGTCTACTGCGTACTTATCAGGGTTCGGCACAGCATCAACATGGTGAACCGTTTTAAGCCAACCCGCTACTGCATTGCGGGCTGGGGGGTCGCACGCATCATGCAAGGCTTGATTAAATGCTTTGTATTTCATATAAAAATCATGACTACAACACCAAAAACAACCAGTGCAAAATAAATTCGTTTGGCTATGCGCTCTATGCGGGCAGCCCTGCTTGTTCCAAGCAAATAGCCTTGTAGCGCAATCATGTCATCGTCTTGTTCAATGCGTAACGGCTTTTGGTAATATTTGCCGATTTGAACTTTGCCCGTGTTATATGGTATGTTCATGCGTCATTCCTTCCTGCGTAGGCTTCTTGAACGCTTTCCTCAAACTTGGCCCAGCCGCCTAATCCGTGAATCATTTCTAATACGCTGGTTTCGGTATTTGCTATGCAAACATCCTCAATATCAACGCCCCCAATATAGCCTACATCGGGTTCATCTTCATCAACATACCCGTAAACATCAAGGTAGGTATCGCCACAATACAAAGAAACTACATAATTATTTAACTTAGCCATTTTTCTATTCCTTTTCTATATCACTCCCCAATGGAGTAAGGTAATTATATATTAAGATTACTTAACTTGTAAAGCGTTATTTTGCATAAAAACAACAGGGCAGTATTTGGCAGTTGCAAACTGTTAGGTGGAAAGCCGCAAAAACCCTAACTTACTGCATCCTACTATGGCGGCTTAACGCCCTAAGAATAGAGTGGGTCAGCAGTCCCGTGAAGGAGCATAGATTTTGTCTACCTGCCGCCCGACTCAATTATATTCCGTTTTTAATCTGATAAACCCGCAATAAGTGTTGGAAACATTCCCAGCCATTTTGTAGCTTTTGCTCCTCAATCTCAATGAGTTTTACCTGATTAGTCGTGCCGTTCACAAAGACAATAGCGCACCTTGCAGTCGGAACGCCAAGGCCCTCACGGTAGGCCGCCAGTTGCATCTCATGCTCAAAGTAAACATCAACTTTATCTAGGTCGGTGTCTTTGGTCTTGAAATCTACAACAAAGCCGTTTTTAGCCATTAGGTCGCATTTACCGCCAAAGCCTAGCGGATGCCCGAAAGACTTCTCAGAAAGCCACAGCTGCTCTCCAAACGCATTTGCCAAGGCTTTATCAATCGCATCCAAATACGCTGGCTTTTCAGGCATATAGACTTGGTCAAAATACCCTTCAATAATTGCATGAATAGCAGTACCCCGTTCCGCAGCTTCACGGCCCGTAGCCTTGGAATCCTGCATTACCCGTGAAAGCCACTCACTTTCAGGTTCGTCAGGAAGTCTAGGCAGCGTTAAAGCGGCTAAGAGGACTTGTTGCTGTTTCCATGTATCAAGGCCTGCTTTTGATAGCATTCCGTTAATTGTCGTAACGCTTGGCAAAAGTCCAAGTTTTCTTGCATCCCGTAGCGTGGTCGCTCTTTCGCCAGTTTTGCCGATGGTTGTATAGGCTGGAGTTCCGTCTTTCGTATACCAGTGACCATTTTCTGTAACCTTTTCTTTAACTATCATATCGGCCTCAGAATGGAATATCGTCAGGCATTGGATTGTCATTTACAGCAGGCTTTGCAGCTTCACGCTGTTTCTGACCTCGCCATTCAGACGATTCCGCAATCTTTTCTTTGTAATACTTAGGCAGCGCATCGTATTCATCTTGCCTAAACTCTTGCAACCAAAACATTTTAATCGGGTTGATTCCTTCGGGCTGTGCGCTACGCAATGCGCTAGGAACTGGGCTAATGCCGCTAATGTTGGCGTACTTGCCATCTTCACTATGCGTGATATTAACCATGCAGAACTTACCCAGCAAGCCTTTAAGGTCAAAGTTTTTGCGGTCCTCGGCAGTCATTTTTTTACCTGACCATGCTTCTAAATCTTGGCGCAATCTAGCTTGGTCACCCAATGACACCGTATAGCGTTTAGAAACGATTAGCGGCTTGCCGTCATCGGTCTTGAGTGGTTCACCAGCATCGTCATCGCCATGCAATTCCCAAGTAAATACGACCTTGTGCATAATTTTGGTTTCGCCCTTCCATTCCGTAGCTTGGTGGCCCAAGTCAATAATGGAATACAAACGGGCAATGTGGTTGCCAGCAGGGGCAATCTTAAAATCTTTTTGGGTATCAGTAATAATCATTTTTTTATCCTTAAAATGGCAATTCGTTGTTGGTGCGAAATACAAAAATAGTATTGGTAGCTTTATCAACGATTGTTGAGCAAGCCCCGTTACCCCAGCGTTTGCTAGTCCAAGCGGCAATACTGCTACGCATAGATTCAATGTCGTAATCTTTGCATCGCACTTCTGCGGATTCATCGGCTTTTAAATGCTCAATCAATGGCACAAAAAAGTTAGTCAATGTACCCATTGGATACTTCAACGCCCTACGGCTCTTGCGCTCTACTACATTGAGGTTTCCGTGCTTAGTGCCGCTACTATCAACAATGGCAAATTGCACCTTACAAGCGTTAAGCATAGAAATTATCTTGGGCAATGAAGCCCGTTCAAGGTTATTCATTTGTTTGCTCCAAAAATTGTGCCGAAGTCATCAAATACAGCTTTGAGAACTTGGTTAGGTTTGTGTTTCACGGGAAAGCCACAGCAATGGCGTAGTAGGTCGATTTGACGCTCGGTAAGTAAAACTCCATCTTCGAGGTCTTTGAAAACTTCATCCAACTCAAATTCCATTTGGACTTGGTCGGCTAACTGCTGGTCATAATCACTCATTTTTTACTCTTTCTCACCCGACTGGGTAGTTATCACGGCACATACCGTACGACAATGTTAAGCCATCTTAAACAAAAAAGCAAGTTTTATTTGTAAATATGTTGTAAAAATGTTAAGATAACTAAAGTATGAATCCAACAGCAATCATTAAACTTCTTGGTGGCCCTACCCGAATATCAAAAATGGTAGGTACTTCCGTAGCTGCCGTATCCATGTGGCAAAAAAGCAACATTCCGCACGATAAATTGATTTTTTTAGCAGCTACCTTAGAAAAAGAATCACACGGCCTCGTTACCCGCAAATCGTTATTTCCAAATACCTACAAATTAATTTGGCCTGAATTGGAATAATGGTGCATAATTGAGGTATTGAGGACTAGAACACTCAGATTAGGGCATTAGAGGTGACTTTGTGGGTTTGGGAAATGAGATAAAGAGGCATTTTCCAAGCCGTTCTAGCATAAAGCCACCCCTAATGTCCTTTTTTATTGTCTATTCCCCAGTCGTACTTCTCACGATAGCAATGGGGTTAAATCGCCCGCTGGAAAGAAAAGATAGGCTCATTTACACCTGATGGCAAGCCTCGCTGACTTAAATGGGTACAGCACAAGTTATAGGAACAATGGTGAGACAAGCCCTATAACGATTGAACATTACCTTTGGGAGCATTAGTTCAAGTACAACTTCTTGAATGGATGAAGGCTTATCACCTTTGGGCTAGCTATGTAAAAAAACAACGCATCAGGGTTTTCCGCATAAAATAAAACTTTACAAAGTTAAGAAAACTTAACATAATAGCGTTACTCAATGTCGAGTGAAAAAGAAAAGGAATAGAAAATGGCTTACATCAATGCACAAGAAACAGCGCAAATCCGCAACGCTCTCAAAGCTGCTTTCCCAACAATCAAATTTTCAGTCCGCAAACAAGACAGCATGGCCCTTCATGTTGCTGTGCTTAAAGGCAACTTAGACCTAGTAGACGGTCAAATCAACCAGTATTACCTAGACGATACAAGCCATCCTGAGTTTTGGAAGCAGGTATTAGACATTATCAAAAACGGCTCTGACCGCAAATGGTTTGACGAATCAGACTCAATGACAGACTATTTCCACATTGCGTTTTACATCAATATGCGTGTAGGCGAGTGGAACAAACCTTATATCAACACAACCTTGAAAATGGCGGCCTAATCATGACAACCAAAAAAACCACAAAAACCACAAAACCAAAACCGCTGACTAAGGTTCAGGAACTAGAGCGCAAAGTTTGCATCTTGGAATCGGCTCTTTACCAAGCCTATAACGACCAAGACGAAGTATTCGGCTTGCTTTACCTAATCATCAAAGAAGCGGAAAGCACCGAACCAAACAAATACCAGCTACGCAAAGCGTTGCAGGCCCTTAGAACCCTGTTTATTGCAAACCAATGCAATATGATGGATTACGCTGGATTGGAGTATTAACATGAAAGATTTATTAGGCGCTGCTTTATTAGGTGCGATTATCGGTGCAATGTTTGCTTATGGCGTTCCTGCACACGCTCAAACCTATGTAATTACAAACCCACAGGGCCAAGTTACTGGCTATATCCAGCAAAACGGCAATACGGTCAATGTATTAACCCCGCAAGGCAATACCGTAGGCCAACCATTGACGGTTTACCCCAACCAAATCGTAACACCGTCAGGGGCAGCTATCGGAATTCCTAGGTATACCGTGCCTATGACGCCCCCAAGCCCGCCCAGCGTAAGAGTTATGCAATGATTGAAACGATAATGATTGTCTTTGCCATCGGGGTATTTGCGATATTCGCAACTCTGATGGTATTTGCTGGAATCTTATATTTTTGGGTGAACCATGACTGAAAAACGCTACTGCACCAGCTGTCAGGTGATGCGCCCAGCAGATTACGGCAAGATGATTAAAGCTGGCAAAATTAACCGTTGGAAATGCACCGCCTGCACTTTAAAGATTAACGAACCAAGGTACGCAAAGAAAAAATGACAACTTTCACTACTGAAGACCGAATCATTGCCGAAAAAGACGGTTCATTGACCGTTAATGTAAACGCTGGCGAAGTCACGCTTGTAAACAAAGACTTAACAGACGATGAAATCAGGGAAATATGTAGCAAATTTTTAGTGCCTAAAGACTGCAATATTTTTACTTTTGCTAGGGAAATATTGAGAAGGGCAGCCGAAAAATGAACTTTGCTGATTTTTATGCGCTTTATCCTCGCAAACAAGGCCGCAGGGCTGCCGAGAAGTCATGGGACAGGCTAACCCGTCAAGAGCAAGAAGATGCGTTCCTAGCCCTTCCTAACCATTTGGAATATTGGAAGTTAAAGCAGACTGAAAAAGACTTCATACCGCACCCAGCAACTTGGTTGAATCAGGGCCGCTGGGAAGATGAACTTGATATGGAAATCAAAAAAGCCAAAAAGCCTGAATTACCTTGGTATTCCAGCGAAGATTTAACGAAAGCCAAAGCCCAAGAAGTTGGCTGCCCTGCTTACGCTGGTGAAGGCTGGCAACAATGGCGGGCAAGAATTAGTCAAAAGATTAAGCAGTTAGATGAACAGCTATAAACAGCGCATTGAATATTTGGCCCAATCCTACATAGCAAGAGCAAGGCGTTACAACGATTGGAATAGGGTCAAAGAATTGATTGAACGCAACAAAGAAACAGAAGCCGATGTTAAAAAACGAATAAAGGAAATACTTGGAAAATGACTGAATACGACCCACACGAAGCAATCAACTACATATACACACACGCCCCGAAATATGCAGAGGCCAAAGGTCAATTGGCCCAGCTAGAGGCTTATAAATCAAGCCTGAAAGCCATTATGATGAAAAAGTCTAGTGAGCAAAGTTTAGGCGGGCAGGAGCGTGAAGCCTATTCAAGCCAAGAGTATCAAGACTTGTGCGTTGCAATAGGCAAAGCCACAGAAAACGCAGAAACACTCAAATGGCAAATAACTGCGGCTACAATGCGCTTTGATGCTTGGCGCACAGAACAAGCTAGCAACCGAAATTTAGAGAAAATGACACGATGATTAATCTAGCCGAAGAACTGTTAATACTTAAATCGCTGGTAAAAATGTACGAAATTGCACTTGCTAGCAATGACAAAGTGCTTACTATGCAGATTGCCGTTGATATTGCTGAATCGGCAGAAAAACTAGAACAACTCAGCGTGGATAATGCCAACACTTAAATGCCCACAAAAGCCGAAAAAGAAACCTACCGAAAAATTGCTGAACTGGGATGCTCATTATGTAGGTATCTCGGCACTGAGGGAACGCCAGCGGAACTCCATCACATTAGAAGAAGTGGCGTACGAAGCAGCTCTCCTGTTATCCCGCTCTGCCCCTATCACCATAGAGGCTCAAATACCAGTATTCACGGAATGGGTAGAAAACGCTTTGAAGCAGAGTATGCCGTTACAGAAGAACAATTACTCGAACAAACATTGGCGCTGATATGCTAGTCCTAAACTTACCCCTGCCGCCTAGCGTAAACAGCTACCGCACCATATTCCGTAACAGAATGGGCATTAGCAAGGCTGGCAAAGAGTTCAAAGCGCAGGTCAGCGATTATGTTGTGGAATACAAAGTGCCAAAGCTAGGTAAAGCTAGGCTTGAAATGAAGGTAGTTTTATACCCCCGTGACCGCAGGAAGCAAGATATTGACAACCGCATCAAGGCCCTATGGGATGCTTTAGGCGATGCTGGCGTATTTGAAGACGATGAACAAATTGATGTTTTGATTGTTGAACGGGGCGAAATAAAAAAAGGCGGTGGATGCTTGGTACTTATTGATATTCTTGATAAAATAGATGAAAATGCACCCATAAAATAAGGATTCATATGGAAAAGTCAATGGCGTTGTTTCTTGCAACCATGCTACATTCAGGCACAAACACCCATTTTTTCCATTGGGCCACTAAATCTTATGCCAAGCACAAGGCTTTAGGCGGCTTTTACGAGCGGATTATTGAATTAACCGATGAACTGGCTGAAGCCTATTTCGGTTGCTACGGTCAAATTACTGAGTTCCCCGCCACTTACCATATGCCTAAAGAGCCGCTGGCATACCTACAATCATTAAAAGCGTTTGTCAAAGATGCACGGGCAGACCTACCAATGGATTCCGAGATTGTGCAACTTATTGACAATATCGCCCAAGAGATTGACACAACCATTTATTTACTTAAATTTAAGGCCTAATCATGCCATTAGACAAATCAGGCAGCGCAGAAGCAATCGGCAAGAACATCAAAACCGAAATGAAGGCTGGCAAGCCAAAGAAACAGGCCGTAGCCATCGCCCTAAATACTGAGCGTGAATACTCAAAAGGTGACCGCAAAGCCAAACTAGAAGATGCTTACGCCAAATACATTGAGGAAAAGGCGTGAAAAACGGCCTTTACGCCAATATTCACCGTAAGCGGGCTAGGATAGAGGCTGGTTCAGGCGAAAAGATGCGCAAAGCAGGTAGCAAAGGTGCGCCAAGTGCCAGCGATTTCAAAGAAGCTGCCAAAACCCGCAAAGAAGTCATTACCGAAAAAATGAAGGATATGTGATGGCTGATTACGAGCGCAAAGACAGCAATTACAAAGCCAAACACGGCAAAGAGCCGCAAAAGCTGCATCCTACAATGACTGCTGGCAAACCTAGCAGCCTAAGAAAGTTACAGCAAGACCGTATGAACCGTAGGCAAATGATTGCCGACAAAGTAAAGGATATGTAATGTTTAAAAAAGAAAAGATTAAGCCTGAGAATTCATTGTTGCAGCCGCACAAAGAATCCACATTAGAAAAACAACAGCGTTTGCGTTTAGAGCGTAGAGCAGCTATTGCTAACAAACTGAAAGATTTAGACAAAGAAGTTAAATAGTAGTAAACTTAAGCATCATTAACTAACTACTTGGTTAAATATGCAAATAAAAGAAGTCGCTGTTGATAAACTAATCCCTTACGCAAAAAACAGCCGAACCCATAGTGACCAGCAGGTCGCACAAATTGCCGCCAGCATCAAAGAATTTGGCTTTCGCAACCCAATCCTTGTAGACGGCAACGGGGTAATAGCAGGGCATGGCAGACTACTTGCCGCTCAAAAACTGGGCCTAGCCAAAATCCCCACAATTGACTGCTCAGACATGACGGCCACTCAAAAGAAGGCCTATATCATCGCTGACAACAAGCTGGCTATGAACGCTGGATGGGACAACGACCTGTTAAAACTTGAAATCACCGACCTGCAAGACGAAAACTTTGATATAAACCTGCTCGGCTTTGATAATTCGGAACTTAACTTCACAGCCGAAATTGATTACGGAATCCTTGATGACGAGGATGTTAGTAAACAACTATCGGATATGGCAAATGGAGTGAGAAAAGCTATTCAGATTGAGTTTGAGCCTGAACATTACGATGAGGCGTTTGAACTGGTCAAATTTTGGCGTGACGAAAAAGCCTATGTAGGCATGATGCTGATGAATTACTTAAAGGCCGAGAAAGCCAAGCTATGATTCTCAAACAGGCCGAAGTCAAAGGCATTAAATACTTCTACCGTGAGGGCTTTTCTGACCAAAAGACCTTTGAAGAAGTGATTGGTAACGACACCTACCAAAAAAAAGGCTTCAAAATCCTGCCTGATGAGAGCTGGATGGACTGCGGTGGCAATGTAGGGGCGTTTACCCTGCTTGCTTGCTCAAAAGGCGCAAATGTCACGGTATACGAGCCTGACCCTTTTAATTGTGAAATGCTGGAAAAAAACCTAAAACTCAACGGTTTCAAGGCAACGATTAAGCAGGCCGCACTGGTTCACAACGACACCAAAGAGATAATCCTGTTTATTGGCAACAACAACAATGTATGGCGCAACTCCATCATTAAGAAGTGGAACAACAAAGGCATTAAAGTGCCGTGCCTAAACTTCAACGAAGAAGCCAAAAACTTTGATTCTTGTAAAATGGATATAGAAGGGGCTGAAATGCCCATCCTAGAGAATTACTCCCATATATTCAACAAGTTAGTATTTGAATGGAGTTTTGACATTGACCCTAGCCTACCTAGATTTTGGGCTATTGTTGAAAAGCTGCAAAAAGATTACAAGGTAGCCCCTGTTGGGAATACTGGTAAGTTCGTCAGCCGTGACTACGATACATGGCAAAAGTCATGGTTTCCTGCCTGCACTAATGTTTACTGCACAAAATGAAAATAGTTGAACTCGTAAAAATTGACCACAATGTAAAGATTGGCGATATATGCGGTGACATTGAGCCAACCGTTACTGAAGACACCCTGTTCATGGCTGATGGTGAAGCTGTAGGCTTTTACCTGAAAGAGATTACGGGCAAACTAAAGCAGCTTGCGGATGTAGCCAATGCTGAACTTTTAAGCGAAAGAGTTCCTAAAAGCGAAATGAGAAGGTCAAGCGGCCTACGGGATGCCCAGTTTGAGGTTAAGCAATTCAGCACTATTCTTGGAAGCTGCCCGCCAAAGCCTCACATGAAACGACCTTATCCTGCCATTTCAAGCGTTCATCAGGTAAAGACAGCACAAACCTTTATCAAGGCCATGTATATGCTGTGCAAAGAATCTGAGAAGCTAATCCAAGAGATTACCCCTGAGATATACGAACGCCAAAAGCGAATCATTGCTGAAAAAGTGCCGCCTAAATTCAGATTTGGTGATTTATTCACTTCCAGCATTAGCAACTTCAACATTCCTGCCCCATTCCATAGGGATGCAGGCAACCTTGAAGGCTGCGTTAATGTGATTATTGCAAAGAAGGTCAATGCAAAAGGTGGGAATACAACCGTTCCTGATTATGGTGCAACCGTAGATAGCAGGGATAACTCAATGCTTGTTTACCCAGCATGGCGTAATGTGCATGGCGTAACCCCTATCAGACCTACCGCAGAAGGTGGGTATCGGAACAGTTTAGTGTTCTACCCGTTAAAAGCATTTAACAATTATTGGGATTAAATCGGAGTTATTAAAATGGCTGAAAGAGGCAGACCCCCACACAAACCCACAAAAGAGAGCAGAGAACAGGTAAAAAGACTGTCTGCGCTGGGTTGCCCCCATGAGGATATTGCTACCCGTTTAAAGATTAGTGCCGATACGCTGGTTAAGTATTATCAGGATGAATTAGACGAAGGCCGCATTGATGCCAATTCAGCTATTGCTGGAACGCTGTTCAATCAGGCTAAAAAGGGTAATACCGCTGCTGCAATCTTTTGGCTAAAGACACGGGCAAGATGGAAAGAAACACAAGTAAACGAAGTCACGGGTGCTAACGGTACTGACCTAAGAATCTCATGGGCTGATGAGTAAGGATATAAAGCTCAAATACCGCCCTAGAGCCGTTTTTGAGGATTACCACACCCGTAAGCATCGCTGGGCAGTAATCGTGGCTCACAGGCGTTGTGGCAAGACTGTGGCCTGTATCAACGACCTAATCGTCAAAGCCCTGCTAGAAAACAAGCCACACGCCCAATACGCTTACATTGCCCCGTACTATTCACAGGCCAAAAGCGTGGCTTGGAGATACTTGGAACGCTTTTCAGAACCCGTTATGACCAAATCCAACCAATCAGAGTTATGGGTTGAACTGGTCAATGGCGCACGAATTCGTTTATTTGGTGCTGATAATCCTGACGCCCTGCGTGGAAACTTTCTAGATGGCGTGGTATTAGACGAAATGGCAGATATGAAACCATCGCTGTGGGGTGAAATTATCCGTCCATTATTGGCAGACCGCCTCGGCTGGGCCACATTCATTGGGACACCGAAAGGGCATAACGCTTTTTACGATATATATAACGAAGCCACTAAAAAACCTAATTGGTATGTAAAGGTGCTACGGGCTGACCAAACCAACCTTTTGCCGCAATCAGAATTAGACGATGCCAAAGCCTCAATGTCAGAAAACCAGTATGAGCAAGAGTTCCTATGCTCGTTTGAGGCCGCTATCCTTGGGGCTTACTATGGGCAGGAGATGCGCAGAATCACGGATTTAGAGCGCATTACAACGGTGGACTATGACCCAATGTTCCCTTGCCATACCGCTTGGGATTTGGGCTTTAACGATTCCACAAGCATATGGTGGTTTCAGGTTGTTTACGGTGAGATTAGGGTGCTAGACCATCACTCCAGCAACGGACAAGCCATACCGTTTTACACCATGCTTTTGAAACAAAAAGAGGATGAGTTTGGGTACAAATATGGCTACCATTACCTGCCGCATGACGCTAGAGCAAAAACACTAGCAAGCGGTGGAAAGAGCATAATTGAACAAATTTCTGCAAAAATTGACATAAAACACCTAAAAATTGTTCCAAATCTGTCATTACAAGACGGAATACAAGCATCACGACTTGCATTAACACGCTGTTGGTTTGATAATAGATGCGAAGAAGGAATTGAATGTTTGCGCCAATATCAAAGGGAGTGGGATGATGATAAAAAAGTATTTAGAGACCGCCCGAAACATGATTGGACGAGCCACTCTGCCGATGCTTTCCGCTATTTGTCAATTGTTTGGAAAGATGAAGAAAGCCCTATTCTCTCGGATACAAGGCCTAAAGGCCTGCATGTCGGGCAAACAGAAGTAACCCTTGATGAATTATGGAAACAAACCCCAAAAATAGTTAATCGCAGGATATAAACATGGAACACACATACGAAGATTGGTTCAACTGCATTGCTCAGTACGAGCGCACATTCAAAGAATGGGAAGGCCGAGCCGATAAAATCGTTAAGCGTTACCGTGACGAATCCCGCAGTAGGAATAACCCTAATGCTAAGTTTAATATCCTATGGAGCAATGTTCAAACCATTACCCCAGCGGTATTTGCTAGACTCCCAAGACCCGATGTAAGCCGTAGATTCCGTGACAACGACCCAATTGGGCGTGTTGCTTCTATGATGTTAGAGCGGGCGTTGGAGTACGAGATTGAGCATTATGGTGACTATGCCAGCGCAATGAAGCAAGCCGTTCAAGACCGCTTACTTGGTGGGCGTGGCACGGCATGGGTGCGTTACGAACCGCATATTACTGGCGAAATGGCTGGTGATGATATACCCGAAGATGGCCTGCAAGTTACCGAAGATACAGACGAAGCAGAAACCGAAGGCGGTATTTACCGTGAAAATCAAGAGCGTATTGAGTATGAGTGCGCTCCTGTTGATTATGTTTACTGGCGTGACTTTGGTATGACAACTGCCCGCACATGGGAAGAAGTCACTGCAGTATGGCGCAAAGTCTATATGGAACGCCCTGCCCTTGTTGAACGCTTTGGCGAGGAACTTGGCGGTAAGATTCCGCTTGATACAAAGCCCGATACTTCAAAATCATTTAACGAGAAAATGACCGAAGGTTCACGGGAAGCCTTGATTTATGAGATTTGGGACAAAACAAGCGGTCAAGTGATTTGGATTTCCAAGTCTATGGGCAAGATTCTTGATACCCGTGATGACCCGCTACAACTAGAAAACTTTTGGCCTTGCCCAAAACCAATGTTTTCAACGCTTACAACTGACAGCCTGATTCCTGTTCCTGATTTTGTGCTTTATCAAGACCAAGCAAGACAGCTAGACACGCTTGCAGACCGTATTGATGGATTCATTCACGCCCTTAAAGTTCGTGGCGTTTACGATGCCGCAGAGCCTTCACTCGGTCGTTTGTTTACCGAAGGCGAAAACAACGCTTTGCTACCAGTTAAAAACTACGGGGCATTTAGCGAAAAGGGTGGATTGCAAGGCGCAATTAACCTTGTAGACATTAAGCCAATCGCTGAAGGCTTGCAGATGGCTTATCAAGCTATGGACCAAGTCAAAGGCCAAATCTACGAGATTATGGGTATTGCCGATATTCAAAGGGGACAGACTGACCCTAACGAAACTCTTGGCGCACAGATTATCAAGTCAAACAATGCTTCAGGCCGCTTAAAAACTATGCAGCATGAAGTGGTGAACTTTGCTACCGCCCTGTTACAAATTAAGGCGCAGATTATTTGCCAGCATTTCACCGAAGACACCATCATCAAGATTAGCGGTGCAATGCAATTAAGCCCGCAAGACCAAGCACTTATCCCGCAAGCCCTTGCACTCCTGAAAGATGAACCCGCTAAAAACTTCCGTATTGAAGTAACTAGCGACTCCATGATTTATCAGGATGAGCAACAGGAAAAGCAAGACCGTGTTGAGTTCCTAACCGCAGTTAGTGGCTTTATGCAAACCGCATTACCAGTAGCGCAGGGCGTTCCCGAACTTACCCCATTGCTTATGGAAATGCTCAAGTTTGGTGTGACAGCGTTCAAAGCTGGTAAAGGCTTAGAAGGTTTGATTGACGAAACAGCCGACCAGTTTAGACAGCAAGCCGAACAAATGAAAGGCCAACCAAAGCCGCCATCACCTGAACAGCAGAAGATGGAAATGGATATGCAGCTTGAACAGGCTAAGATGCAAGCCGAACAGCAAAAAATGGTTATGCAGCAACAGATTGAACAAGCCAAGATTCAGGGTCAAATTGAACTTGAAAAGGCTAAACAAGAGTTCCAAGCGCAGGAAAATCAACTTAAATTCCAATTGGAAGACCAACGCAACCGTGAGCAAATGCAAATGGAAATGGAACTTGAGCAGGCCAAGATGGATACTTCCAATAACAAAGAATTGTTGCTGGCTTACCTTAACAACGCTGCTAAGATTGAAACAACCCGCATTTCATCAGGTTTAGATACTGGTGAAGCGGCTTATGCTGATAATGTGCAGATGGCTAACATTTTGCAAGACCAATTAGGATATTCAGACATGAAAAATCACCCATTACAACCTGCAATTGAGAATATGTATAACAGCAACCAGCAATTGACACAGTTGCTGGCTACATTGCTAGACAAACTTAGCCAACCTAAGACTGTTGTTCGTGGTCAAGACGGTAAAATTATTGGAGTTCAATAATGCCTATAACAGTCAAGCATTTAAAGGTTTCAACCGTACCCGATTCAGGCGATGACACCCTTGTAGAGCCGTCAGATTGGAATGCTGACCATACCCTTACGGGCCTTGGCACAATGGCAGAGCAAGATGCTAATGCCGTAGCAATCACAGGCGGTACGATTAGCGGTGTAACGCTGCCAGCATCCAACATTACTGGTACGCTTGGCGTTCCCAATGGCGGTACAGGCGCAACTACTTTGACGGGTTATGTCAAAGGTACTGGCACAACTGCCATGACTGCATCCGCAACCATCCCAAACACGGATATTACTGGGTTAGGCACGGCCTCAACGAAAGATGCAGGCGCAGCATTAGGCGTAGCAACTCTTGACGCTGGCGGTAAAGTACCAGCCTCACAAATCCCTTTACAGGGCGATTTAAATTATCAAGGTACATGGAATGCAACAACAAACAGCCCTACCCTCACAAGTGGAACAGGTACTAAAGGTTACTACTATGTCGTGGATGTCGCTGGAAGCACAAACCTTAACGGCATTACCGACTGGCAAATTGGCGATTGGGCAATCTTCAACGGCACAGTATGGCAAAAGGTCGATAACACCGATGCCGTAACTAGCGTAAACGGCTTAGTTGGCACGGTTGTTTTAACAACTACTAACATTGCCGAAGGTACAAACGAATACTTCACAACCGCTAAAGCAAGAGCATCGGTAAGCGCAGGTACAGGCATTAGCTATAACAGCACGACAGGCGTAATTACCAATTCAAGCCCATCTTTGGGTGGCGATGTAGTCGGCCCTGCATCCGCAACCGATAACGCCATTGCCCGCTTTGACACCACTACTGGCAAGCTAATCCAAAACAGCACTGTCACCCTTGATGACAACGGCAATGTAGCCAATTTAAATTCTGTAACTTTTGACACAACTCCTACTACCCCGCCTACCACAACAGGGTCAATGTATTGGGACGCAGGCAACAAAACCCCCAGCTTAATTCTTGATAACGATGTAGAACTGCAAGTAGGCCAAGAAAATGTAGTGTTGGTTTATAACAATTCTGCATCTATCATCACTAACGGAAGCGTTGTGGCGGTCAATGGCGCACAAGGCCAAAGACCTGCCGTAGTTTTAGCCGATGCCGATACAGAGCCTTTGTCTGCTGGTACTTTAGGCATTGCAACCGAAGATATAGCAGTAGGTGCAGAAGGCTTTGTAACCACTTTTGGCATGATTCGTGGTTTAAACACAAGCGCATTTACCGCTGGAAACCCTATTTACTTATCAACAACCGCAGGACAATTTACAGCTACACGCCCATCTGCACCTGCTCACACCGTATTTTTAGGGTGGGTAATCAAGGTAAACGCTAGTTCAGGCGAAGTGTTTGTAAACATTAGCAATGGCTGGGAACTTGACGAGTTGCATAATGTATTGATTACAAGCCCGACTGGTGGTTC